GCTCAAAGAAGTTCGTCCGACTCTCTTGCGCTTGTTCGTCATCCACATCTACCCCATAGTTATCGCGTGCATAGATCTTAAACTTCTTCCACCACATACCGTAGAGATATCCGAAGTTCACCGCCTTGGCTTTCTTACGTAGCTCTTTCCACGCCGGCAGTATATCGATACAGGCATCGGGTCCCGCTTTAAGCATGAGACGGATTGCCTCATTATACTTTACGGGTTTCCCAGCGAGCGACTTACCCGTGAACAAGACCTCTTTCTTCTTACCACGCCCGCGTTGAATTTCCGTTAAGGCTGTCAGCCAGTGCGCATCGCCGCCGCTGGTGAAGACCTTAATGAGGGACTTGCTACGCGCCAGTTCTGCAGCAATACGCAGTTCGATCTGACTTAGGTCCGCTTCGATGAATTCCCAGCCAGGAGGTGCAGTGATAAGACTACGGATGAAGCCGTCACGCGGAACCTGCTGCAGGTTGGGGTTCTCGCATGACAGCCGCCCAGTGACTGTGCCGTGGAGCTTGAAGCTTGGATGCAACCAGCTGTTAACGAGGTAAGGTTTCCAGCCTTCGATGAAGAAGCTTCGCTGCTGTTTAGCACCACGGAACTCAATGAGTGCGCGGGCGAGCGGATGGTCGGTACGCATGAGCACGGACTCAGATACCGACGGATTGCCCTTCTCCGTTCGTTCAACCACAGGGAGCTTCAGACGGTTATATAACAGATCTGCCACCTGTGGAGGCGATCCCCAGTTAAAGTCTTCTGGGAAGTCTTTGACCTTCGCCGTGCATTCGGCAAGCTTCTTCTCCGCTTCGATGATGCGGCGATCCAGCTCAAGCTCAGCCTTCTTGAATTGGCTCACGTCAACGTAGACGCCGTTGAACTCGATCTGAACGAACAATCGTAGAACCGGCATCATGATCCGGTGAAATACCTGTCGGACGCCTAGCTCGTTCCTGAGCATCATCGCGAACACATGCTTCAGCTTCAGCGTATAGTAGCCGTCATGCGCAGCGTAGAACGATAGCTCCTTCATCGGGCCGTCGACTTTGGTCTCTCGATCCACATCCCAGTCAGGCGCGCCGAGATACACTTGAGCCAGGCGCTTCAGTCCGTGGTTACTGTTCTCGTCCAGGAGGTAGTGGGCTATCATCGTGTCGAAGTAGGCAAACATCTGCCAGTCTACATTGAAGTGGACCTTCATCCACAGGTAGTCGAACTTCCCATTGTGAGTGATCAGGCGAACGTTACGCTTTCGGATACGCCGGTCGATCATCGCCACGACTTCCTCGAAGTCGTACCATGGGCTCTCCCTGTGGTGACCAGGAATTACCCACTGCTTTCCGCGGATTGCGAAGACGAGCGCGGTCACGCGCGAATGCCTCTGCCAGGGAAATAGCCCTGTGGTCTCTATGTCGAATGCTACCTCGCCGCGCAGCTTCGCCAGCATACGCATGAGCTTCTTCTTCGTGTCGACCAGCGTATAGTGAAGCTTCTTCTCGCGCGGAATCTCTCCCGCTGCGATGATGTCAGCGAAGAGCTTTATGTCACGGTCGATGGTGGCTTCTGTGGCTGGATCGTAGAAGATGTAACCGGGCGTCCACGTAGGAAGGTAGATGATGCCGCGGTGCTCGAACGGTCTCCCACGAGCTTTGTTGATGCCCTTCATACTCTTGATGGAGAATATGGCGGCGTTGCCCATCAGGAGAACGAACTTCGGTTTTATCTTCCGGATCTGTTTAAACACGTATAGACGGCAAGACTTTATCTGCGCCTCTGTGGGTTTCTTCCCGCGTGGCGGCTCGCAATTGACAGCGCTGGCGAAGTACGGATTGTGAATGCCGTGCCGTGACAGGAGCGCGCGGATGCGTCCATTATTGCCGCGGGCATCGGGTGTCTCGCCGATGACCATAACCTCGGATCGTTCCTGTCCGCGCAAGATATCGCATACCTTCGCACATCCGGCGCTAAGGCGGCACCGGGTGCAATTGCTATCACGCATATAGACTCTCGGGATTGATAGGGGTGGAATGACCGTGTCGAGTAATGTACCCGGCGGGTGTGACCTTGTAAACTTCCATAACGCGCGCTAGGTGATCGAGCGGTGCTGTGCTTCTGAACTCGATCCCGTAAAAAAGACGCACAATCTTGTGGCGTCTATTGTAGATGATGTTGGCACAATCGGAGCATGGACTGTGGCTTACATATAGGTCATACTCACAGCCATCGTGAAGTGCTGCTCTTCCGATAGCGTTGGCTTCAGCGTGGATAGACCTACTGCATGGCTCATGTGTGAGACATTCTGGCCCACAGTGTGATGCGCCAGGCTTAGGGCCGTTGTATCCCATGCTGATGACTGTACGGGTCATATGACAGAACACGAGGGCGCCGACGTTGAGCCGAGAGCACGTCGAACGCTCACTCGCTAGGATTGCATGACGCATCAGATGAAGGGGCCGGCTCGGTCGTGTTGTCATCTGTCTCGTATCTCCAGCCGTCAAACTCACCACAGTAGTCATTGTCTTTTACTTTGGGCCATACGGCCTCTACCTCGGTTACTCCCTCATACACCATGGCTACAGGGATGGGAGGGAATCTCCGGCATTGTCCTTTGATGAAACCCAGCTCCAACGACTTACTTCTGGGTTTCATCATGTGGGTACAGTTCTGGCACTTTGGTTTCATATCGTGGCCATGTCTGACATAAAGCGCTCGAGGATCTCTTGCGCAGTTGGTATCCTGACCTTCGTGTCACCCCATTGCTGGCGCTGCATCAGGTTGCCGATGCGTTGGTGCCACACTTTCATCTTTCCAATGACCGCGACTTTGACGCGATCACGTTCGGTCTTAAAGCGCCGTGCAGCGCGGTCGAGAACTGGGCGATGGATGTTCGCCCATGTATCCTTGGTCTTCTCGTAGTGGCGCTCGCTAGCATTGGCTCCGTCGGTGCGGTAGAGGGGCGCCGACAATAGCGCCGCCTCGAGCTCACGTTGGTAAGTGAGGGCCTGCAGTAGCTGATCGCGCAGGCGCTCATTTTCCGATTGCAGGCGATCGAGGGCTAATGCCGATATGGTATTCATTACAACCTCCCTTAGCGACAGGCGGAGTCTTGAAGACTCCCATCCAATCATTCTTGAACAGGTGCAGACTGGCGATGGTCATGAAGAACTCGCCGGGCAAAACGTGGAACCAGTTATCCGGGTCGCGTTCGCGCAAGCGTTCAATGAACCACAGGCATAGTCTTGCTGTTAGATATATATCATCTCGGAAATGCCGCAGCAAGTCACAAGATCGCATATGGTAGTTTATATGCAACTTATCATTGCGTCGGAACAGCTGATAGCCGAGTGTACAGGGGGTTCGTCCCATGTGGTGAGTGCCCGTGTCCTCCGGAAAGAAGATAGGGATATACGCCTGCCGCGTCATCGGATCGCGGACAAGCAAGTCGATAACATCGTTCAAGTCGCCGAGGCGATGGTAGATGCCGATGTTCTGCTCTTCCTCGTTACGTTCGAGGTACTCCCACTCACCCGCCCAGCGTGGCCAATAACGTTCCATGTAGTTGTGGTTAAACCGGCCCTCATTGTCGCGGAACTTATCCGCACTGTTGGCGTATGGCCATCTCGCCCATTGTACGCCGGGATTGATCGGTTCGCCACCGACACGCTCGGCGAAGTGATCATCGGCCCATGGCAGGTTCGGCTTAATATCAGCTCGGAATTTCTCGAGGCATCCCTCGAGCGTCGCCGGCCCGAACATGCTGACGGTAAAGCAGACGTTCATCAGCTCAAATGTCGCCATCTCTGGCTTTGTTGACACGTCCACTGATTGCCAGAACGACGGGGGAACCAAAGTTGCATAGGCCTCCATATCCCTGTGGACCATATCAATGGTGGCGGCGAAGTTGGGGAAGTGCATCATTTCCGGTATCCTGGATGGTTTTTGCGAAGATAGGCCATCAGCGTATCTGGGTCCTTGATCAGCTTAGCCGATGTGTCGCGCACTCTACACGCCTGCGAAAACTTGTCAATGCCGCGGCCGAACTCGTCACACAGGTACCGCGCTGTCCACTTCACCACCCAGTTGTAGAAGTAAGGGTCTCGATGCCGTAGAGTCTTAAGGTAAAGTATCGGGTCATCCTGCATTGGGATGAGCGTCACCCAATACATCGGATGTGCTGTCGCATTGGCGAAGTGGAAGTTGACCTGTGAGTCCGTGACACCGAACGGCTTAAGGAGGACTTCGCGCAGGAATACGAGGTCCGCCGGAAACTTCTTGAAGAGCTCAGTTGTGCGGTAGAACAGGTCCGTCTGAACCTGTCCCTTCTTAAGCAGTGTGAGGGTTACAGCTTGTATGCAAGGTCCCATAACGCTTGCGCGTTTAGCCTTCCGGTCTGGGTCAGCTTTGAGTAGATGATTGTAGCAATGGAAACCCACACTTCCGTATTTCCCCTGGTCCTTCCGTCGCTCCCACAGTTGGAGTGCCATGTCTCTACTCTCAGCGTTAATGTAGTTCCGCTCGAGTTGCCGCATTTTGTGGCCACTGTAACCAATGTCGGACAGTTGCAAGTCATCGCCTAGCCCGTCTGGCAAACTCCAAGTGAGCCCTCGAAGGATTTTACGATTACCGGCGAAGAGGACATTATCTGTTCGGAAGGCCGACTCTCGGCAAAGCTTGAGCCACTGATCTCGCACGGTTTTTCCTCTGCTGTGGTGTTACGCGACTGCACTAGGTCGTGCAGTGACGCGGCTTGCCATCCCTGTGGCTTGATCAGATCAGTCGGCGACTGTCGCTTGTTGTCGCTGACGCCGGCCAGCTCTTTCGCCATGTTCGCTTCATGGACACGCATGAAGCCCTCTTCAAAGTCCCATCCGCGATTAATCGCCATGCCGACGGCGAAGTAGACGAGATCAATGAGGGCATCAAACATGGCTGCATCGTCTTCTGTGCGGGCATCGATCAATCGTAACTCCATAGCCGTACGGAATTCGATGATCTCCTCTTCAAGGAAACCACAGGAGAGTATGAGGTCCGATGGCGGTATGTCGGTGGGCTCATGCGGGATCGGCAATCCGAACTTGCGTCGGAACTCGATTACGCGCTCAACTATCATTCTGCAAGGATCCTTCTGTCCAGGTTGAGGAGTTGGTGTAACCCGCCGACATGGGCTAACTCCATAAGGTGAGTGTCGGTGCGGCGGTAGATATACTGTGCAGTATTCATCATCCGCGCATCGTATGCGGCGCAGATGTTCGCATGAGCGCCAGCGAGCCTATCGAAGTGCTCCTGGCTTTCGTGGGCATGCTTCTTATGCGACGGCGGGAGATGGTGTGTGGTGGGTCGGACGTAGATGATGAACGGGCGACTGGCGAAGAAGTCCCTGACTTCCTCAATCTTGAGGATGCTCCCTCTTCCCATCACAGGACCGTAGATGCCTTCGCTGATGCACGGGTGACGGTCGAATATCACATTGTCCATGGCGAGGCATCGTGCGACGCGGGCATGAAATTCATCGTTCGATTTGGGCGGCCCTTCGCCTTGAATGAGCGGCAATCCCATGACTTTGGATAGGCGGTTTCCGAGGGTCGTTTTGCCACCGTGATCCGGACCTTCAAGAACGATGTTCATTTCAAGGCGCGTCCTTTGCTGATTGACTTGGGAGCGTTGAATATTGCATAAACATTATCCACACGCAATCGGGAAAGAGTCATGCGATCATTGATACATGCACGCGACGCTGCCGAGGCCATCCCCATCCCATACCAAACCTTGATGAGTCGGATCCGGAGAGGACAACTGGCTGCCGTGAAGATAGGGCCTAGCGTATTCATCGAAGAAGGGGAAGTCCGCCGACATGCTGGTAACCAAGATATGGTCGATGCAACCAGGAAAGTATTTCTGTCTGAGCACTCGACCGAGGGGACAGGCCAAGGGCCCACTAAAGAACTACTGGTTCGAGAAGTACGAGTTCCATCTTGTCGCAAAAAAGATAAGGCAGCTTAGGGACGATTTCAATGTCTGGTTCTGCGCCCACGGATTTAACGCTCGTCGCCGACATACAGACCATGCTGAGGTATCGCACTTTCTATACGCTGACCTCGATGGGATGCATCCAAATGCTTGTCCGATCCGCCCATCCATGGCAGTTGAGTCATCGCCGGGACGGTACACTGGTTATTGGTATGTCGGACAAGCCATCGATTGGGAGCGAGATAACCAGGCCTGGACACAACTCATTGGTGCCGATCCGGGGGGATGGGACCCAACGCAAGTACTAAGAGTTCCCACTTCGTATAACCACAAGTACAGCAATTCCCCGCTGGTCAAATCCCTGTGGCAAACTGGCACAGTCTACAAGCTCAGCGAAATACGCGCGAAGCTTCCTCAGCCTACATCCGCCAGCGCACGCAAGGAAGCGAAGGGCGCAGCGGCGGTGTTCATGAAGTGGGAGAAGATCATCCCGCGGATCTACATCAAAGGGCTAATATCCAATAAACCTACAGAGCGTGACCGTAGCGATTGGCTCTGGCGCGTCGGCGGGGACTTGCGCGAGAAGGGTGTTCCGACTGACGATATATTCACCCTGTTGTGGAACAGCGGCAATAATAAATACCGCGACCGTCGCAATGGCGAGAAGTACCTGCGCCGCGAGATCATGAAGAAGCTCGAGAGTCGTCTACATCGCAAGATCAAGCCGAAGGAAGCTGATCCCGATGAGCTATTCTGCGAGAGCATGGCCGAGGTCGAAGAGCAGGAAGTCGACTGGATGTGGGAGAACTACGTTGCGCGCGGCGAAGTCACCATCATCGAAGGCGATCCCGGTGTAGGCAAGAGTTTGCTTGCGCAGAAGTTCGCTGTCGCTGTTGCGAACGGCGACGGGATGCCAGGTGATAAGAGGATAGGGGTAAAGCCTGAGGTGGTGTTCTTCCTCGACCACGAAAACTCCAAGGCCAGCGTGATGAAACCGCGCCTCAGTCATAACGGCCTGCGCAACCCGCAGAACATCCGTCAGGAAGAGAAGTCATTCAGCGTGGACGATACCGACACGGTCGAAGAAGTCCACAAAGCCATTGTGAAGCATAACTGTGGCCTGGTGATATTCGACACTTTGATGAATTACGCCGGAGGGGCGAACACGCATAACAGCGCGGAAACAGCACGCATGATGGGAACGTTCCGCGATATCGCAATCAAGTTCCATATCCCTGTGGTCGTAATCCGACACTTGACCAAGGATAGCAAAACGAAGGCTGGTTACCGCGGACAAGGCAGTATCACGTTCACTGGGACCGCGCGTACGGTGATCGGTGTGGGATATGCCGGCGATGATCCTGCAGGGCGGCTGTTCAAAGTGACGAAGAGCAACTTGACCGACGTTGGCGGGATGAAGGCGTACCGGTTCAGCCTGATCACTGAAGGAAAGCGAGTACGTGTCAATTTCGACGGATCGGTGTATGTGACAGACGAAGAGCTGCTTAATACGCCGCGCTGCAAGCCAGTCGATGAGAGCCCGATCATCGAATGGATGACCGAGACTCTCAAAGGCAAGAAGAAGAGTATGAGTGCATTAGTTCTCGAGGGCAAGCCATATGGCTACGATGAACGGATGATCACGTCCATAGCCCACAAGATAACTAAGCTGGGACCGATGAGGCGCGGGGAGCCTACACGAGTCCTATCAATCTAGTGATATGAAGAAGCACCACTGTTAGAAACGCTAGACTTCCAACCCACAGGAATATTGTACGAAGCTCCCGGAGAAATCGGATCATAGCAGTTTACCTCGATTAGGATGCCGGCGAGGTTTCCTGTCGAGGTAACTGTCGGAGCTTGTACTCCGGTGAGCCGCTCCCGTACCACGAGAGCGATGTCACGCCGGAATATCTCAACGTCTTCAGGGCGTGTGCGATCCTCCAATCTCATTGTCTGTAGGATGATATAGGCGACGAGCTGTTCCGCCCTCACGCGCTCGCTGTGAGCGCAGAATCGGATAGTTTGTCCTGTGTCCTCGAGGGCTATCCCGAAGCGGACCGCGACCGATCCCGCGATGATGCGGACGAACGGATCATCGGGATAGGCCACCGGATCACTGTAGCTATCCATGTCCCGCTGGTGAAACCAATGGTCGGCTGTCCCACAGGGACGAAGTTGCTGAGCGCCTCGGTAAGCCTCTGGATCTGGGAGGCCTGGAGGTCTGCCGTAACACGAGCTTCCAGATGCTCTTCGCCAATCTTGGCGTCCGCTATGATTGCTTGGAAGTAAGGGGGGAGGCCAACCTCTCCAGTGATCAGGCGTGTCACGATGGAAGCGAGATCGGGTGTCATTGGCCCACCTCTTGCAGATCGAGATAAGCTGAGAGGTATGCTTCACCATCGTCTCCCTTGACGGTAAAGCCTCCATCAATGTACATGAAGCGTTGCCGCACCAACCAGCTGCGTAGCTTGATAACGCCGTCAAGTGTGGCTTCAACCGGAAGAAAAATTCGGAGCTTGCCGTTCTCATCCAATATCCACCTGTGGACACTGTGGTGAGGAAAGTGCGTAGCGATTGCTGTAGCAATGCGCGAGTGGGTCTCATTCATAGAGGCTCCGGAGGTTGCATCGGCGCCGCGACATTGCAGCGCCGGTGCAATCGTTATACCTCAATCCAGCCCATTCGGCGATAGCGATTGTTCACTGTGGAATAGGCGAGAAACGGAGCAACGATCCATACCACAGGGATGGTAACGACCGGGATGCAGAGGAGGACGTAAATCACGAAGGCGCCCCAGCATCCTTTGACGGCGAAGTAGATAGGCCCGAAGATGAGCGTGACGAGAGGAGACCAGATAATCTCGCCTGCAGTTTCGACGTAGCCGTTACTCGGGTTCCGGAATTTCATCATGATGCTCCACGGTTTGACCGAACACCGATACTATACCCGAATGCGCGATAAATCTAAATGCCTCAGATAACATCGCTGGGTTGTTGCGGGCGTGTACAAAGAAGAAGACCCATGGCTGAGTTTTCTCGGTTTCTCGGTACAAGATGAAGGCATCTATGACAGTGCCCTCTTCTACAATGCCGACGAACACGCAGTCGGCGGGTAGCTTAGTAACTCGGCCCTCCCTGAGGGTGACTCTTTTGAGGTATTGCATTGGACTTCCATTGGTTACCTTGGACGAGAACTGCGTCGGCGGCCTGATTGACGGCGGCTTCGAACATCTCCTTGCTGTATGGCGTGTAGATTTTAATCTCGACTTCGATGGGTCTACCTTCGTGGACCATCGTGACTTGGAAGTCGACCTCGTTAAAGTAGATCGTCTTGTCCACGCGGACTAACTGGAAGGGCATCTGATACCAGATGTAGTCGGTCTCGTAGGTAGACGGCGGCTCATCGTTTATGGACATACCGGCTAAGATGAAGCCAAAGACAGCAGCCCCAATTCCATGCATAGTTGTATTCCTTCCTCAGTGATAGTCCACGTTCGCTCACAGCTGGCGTAGATGGTATAGTCAGCTAGCGACAGTTCTCTGAGAGCGCGCAGGGTTGCGATATTGAACTTCCAATTCTGCTTATCCCAGTCTGTGGCTTTGGAGCCGCTGACGTGATAGACAATGGGTCCGGATAGCAGAATAGTCAGGGCCCGTTTCTCGGTGTTGCTTATCTTCATCCGAATAGGGCCCTTACGCCTTTACTCAGTCGAAGGCGGAATATGGCCAGGTGCGCCCGCGACATTGCCGGGTCAGACCACAGGTAGTTGAGAGCCAACTTGTAATGGCCCAGGGCTTCCCTCCAATAGTACATCGCGCGGTTCCATTGCATATGCCGTCTCCTCGTCGATACGATCTGCCATCCGTTGGCGGTGCCGTGTAATGTTGTGGTGTTCCTCCCAGAGCGGCATGATGCGCTCGAGCTTGACTACAGGGGGAACATAGTAGGAAGGATAGTAGGTCATTGATCCCTCAAGAAAATAGGCGGAACGTTCATTACGGGGGGTTGTTTTGCGCGTTCCGCCTTTAGTGTTTCGGGGAGGATCACCGGTGAAATCAGGGGTCTCCCGGTGTACGAGCTGATCATACGCGCGAGGTCGCCTTACGTCAATTTCTTCTTTTTGTACCAAGGGGTCTTCACCTTGACCAATGGAGCGCGACCTTTAGGCAGGTCAGTGCCTGCGTCAATTGGGTCTTGCAGGGGGACTGGATTGCGAGGTTTGATGCGTTCGCGTTTGTGCCAGCGTGGTGCGCGTTTGCCTGTGTCGGTTGGGTCGAAGAGGGCGCGATATGCGCTCCTCTCGACGAACTTCTTGGAGACAAATGGCAGCTTCATCGTGCGTGTTCCTTAAGCCTGTCTGCGAGCTGGGCAAGCGTTGGATAGGAAACCGATTGCGGATCGCATCGGGTCAGCTGCTTGATTTCCCGGTAGAGTTCGTCTACCTCCTCGGGGCTCAGTTGAAGGGTTAACTTGATTCTTCTCATGCTCTCTCCTCATTTGGCGTAGCAAGAATTCTAAGTCCCGGAAGAGCAGGAGCTCTTCGCGGGACAGGGTACGCAGGTACTCGTTCATTGGCGCTGCATCAGCTCGTCACAGTCAGCACACTGGATGTTGAGATCATCAGTCCCGTATGCGTTCTTCTCACACATCGGGCAAGTGTACTTGGTGCGTTTGCTGCCTTTCTTTTCCTTCACGGCGAGAGTGCCTGAGAAGGTGAATTTGATCTTACAGCGTTTCGCCGACTTCGCAAACAGTCCATTTTCAATAATGTAGTGGCTGCAACGGCGGCCAGTTTCTTTGCCTCCGGGCTGCCCTGTGGTCGACGGCTGCAGGCCCACGCTCTTCATCTTGTCGGCCCATTCTCGATTGTGACCCGCCTTCTTCGGCGGCGTGCCGTGTAGCGATTGCCACAGGTGTACCATCTCGTGAACCAGGGTGGACATGATCTGGTCATCGGTGCGTCCGCCGAAGCTGAACGGGTTGAGAGCGAGTTCGTGGATAATATCCTTGGACTTGCCCATGATGTTGATCTTCTTAGTCTTGCCTGTGGCCTTGTCTGTAACAGTGAACGCTTCGTGACGGAAGTAGCCGTAGGCGGATTTGTGAGGCACGAGCGTGAGCAGGACCTCGGGTAGCGTGTTGTTGAAGAGCTCGGTGTTGAAGTGGTCGTAGGCGGTCTGCAAGTCTTGGTAGGTCTTCGATGTGATGGTCATGGGGTTTCCTTTGATTTGCGGATCAGATTCTTGAGGCGTTTTCTTTCCCGCTTGGTGAGCGCGTAGGGGGCACTCATGAGACGGTCGAGTTCGGCTTCCTCCTTCGGTGTCATCGTGCGGGGTTCCTGTAAGGGTGGGGGCCGAAGTCCCCGATGGTTATGGGTTGGCAGCAAGTCATCTAGCCATGAACAAGATAGTGATCCAGTCTCGAGCTGAACGGTCGCCACGTCGAGCGTCAATAATGACACGGAGAGCAGCGTTGGGTGAGTTACCCGCGGTCTTCAGCATTTTGTAGATGTGTGGATATTTCATGTGAGTTTCTCTCCTTCGTGTTGACAATCTGAATATAGGTCAACTGCATCCGGATCTCAACAGAAAGCTAAATAAAAAAGGAGCCCGGAGGCTCCTTTCTTTTCAGGCGTTGGTGACGTAGATGTTTCGCATTGCGAAGAACATCGGGTCTTGGTGTTCCGTGTTCTTCAGGTTGAGGATGACTACAACCACGTAGTCGGATCGCTCGGGCATCATGAAGTGGCGTTGCACGATGATCATGAGGGGCTTCTGGCCTTTGATCAACGAGCGGACCTTCGTCATGGCGCGGTGGGCTCCTTCGTAGGTCCTGAAACCTTTGGCAGCCATGAAGTGAGGGTCGGTATTAAGGAACATTGTCTTCTCCTGTGGTTGACAAGAGAAGACATAGACCATCGCGAGGTTGACCTCAATAGAAAACTTTGCCGCGGAGTCGGGATTTTAGACGGTAGGATTTTCTTGACCAGGGGCCTCTTAAGCTATTCACCGGGGCGTTGGTGAAGTCGCGATGATGCAGCATGCGTCCGAGGCGATGTTCGACGCATCCGATGCAGAGTTCTCCATCATCCTGTGGGTTGATTTTGAGCCACAGGTGGTCATGGATCATGTAGTACTCGTGAATGAGATAGTTCCTGACGCCGCAGCCAAGACAGACTTCGGATGGCCACTTAGGCGAGAATGGCTCGTACATTTGCTTTCTCCAAAAAAGAAGGGCCCCGAAGGGCCCTGAAGTCTCAGTAGTCGAAGCCGTCGAGCGGGTCGAGCTCGATGTTGTGCCGCGCTAGTCGATCCCGGAGAGGACGTTCGTACGGCTCCTCCATATTGCTCTCGACGCGTTCTTCGCGAGTTGTCGGCGTTGCGTTCGACGGAATGCCGTCCTGCCGGTTGAACTCGTCAAGGATCGACTGCACTTCAGCTTGGGCCTGCTCAGGCGTGATTTTTTTCTCCTTGAGCTCGTCGGCGATTTCATTCAGTCGAACGATACGCTTGATATTTTCTTTGGTCAGTCGTGGCATGTGTCAAAGTTCCTTATGTTGACAGATCCACTATGTCATAGATAGTGGTCATCGTCAACAAGATGAATCTTTTTTATTGGGTCTTTTGGGCCACCGATGTCAAAATCTTCGTGACCATAATCTGGATCGTCATCATCTTTGAAGACCCAGTAGAGACCGAGGCATCCGCCGATGATGAGGAAAATTCCGATAGTTGTCCACATGGAGTAGTCCCTAAGTTGTTGCGGTGCAGGAAGCTTGAACTTGGTGCGCTGCAGCTGAGTAAAGTCGCAGCGCACTGTAGTATAGATCCGGATCTAAGCTACAATCCCGACCTTTTGCCACAGGGTAGCTGTAGCTGTCTCGATGCGTTGGTACTTGATCACTACCCAATTGTTGCCGGCGGCGTTGCCCTTGAGGGCGATGAACATCCAGTTGGGGTCTTTGCCGCTGAGAACGCTGGCTATGTTGAGATCGTTAGCGCGTGCGGTTGCCATTCTCTTGTCCATCGATTTATCTCACTGAAATCCATCTGAGTTCGTAGTCGTGACCGCTGACGTTGATCGCGTCGAGGAGCATCTGGAAGTCGCTAAATGCATATACCCACTCACTGTGGTATAGGCCTTCGGCAATGATCTCGTCACGGAAGTTGCGCTCGGCGATGACCGCCATCTTGTACGCTGGACGTGTGATGATCTTGCCGTCTTTGGTATTGATAACCATGCATAGTTTCATGTGGCTGATCCTAAAGTTTGGGGGGCGCGAGGCCCCCCAGTTTCGTTCATTTCATTTCTTCGAGTTTTTTGAGCAGTTCAGCGATTTTTCGTTCAGCTTCACGGCGGGTGATTAGTTTGTCCTTCACATGGATTGCCGTGTTGTGGATAATTTCGTAAATCGCGTCTTCCTGTTCCTTCGTCATTTGTCTTCTCCTTCGTGTTGACCTAAGTACCTTACGCCTACTGTGGGAAGGCGTCAACAGGAAACTAAAAGACCCGCAACAGTATTTCTACTGGCGGGCCTTTCAGGTCAACCGGCGCTGTGTACAGCGCAAGGAAGCTAGTCGTAAAGGGTATCGCCGATTACGATGGCGACGGCGTCGGGGTTGTCGCGCACAGCATATCCGAGCAGTGCAGCGGCGGCGAGGAATGTGATGATCAGGAAAGCGTTCATTTGTGAGGATGTCTCCCGTGTGAAGTTGATAGGCTACATCACACGGGAGTTTTTGTCAATACTTGGTCGCGATGTCGCGAGCGAGGCAGAAGCCGTAGGGAGCACCGTTGATGCCCCAAGCGATCCCGCCGTGAGGTTGCGGGTATGCGTAGATTTCTGCCTTCTCTGCCGGCAGGTTGAGCTCCTCACGCTGGCCTGTCGCGTCGCAGCGATTGACCACTTGGTCGACTAGGTCCTTATATTTCTGAGTCAGACGTTCGTAGTCTTTTCCGTAATTCCAGTTCATGTTCTCTCCTTTATCGGGTATCGTCACCCGTTCATGCGGAGGGCGCTTTGCCTCCGCATGGACTGATTACGATGTCAGTATGTCGATCTCGACGGCGCGGATGACCAGCGCCATGATTACTTTGCCTTTGGCGTTGAAGCAGTAGACGAGTGTTTCGCCTTCGGATATGGTCGGCGATCCCCAGCGCGTCGGCAGGTGGTCTTGATCTTCCGTGAATTGGAAGTGTTCGACCAGTTCCTCCATCGCGGCGGCCATGGCGTGTTCGACTTTGGTGAATATTGATCCCACAGGGCGAGCGAGGTCTTCCATATTCGTGCAGTCGCCATGGTCGTCTTCATAGAGAGCCCAGTCGGTGGGCGTTGCCCAGTTAGCGAGATAGAGCGTTGTTTTCATTGTATAAGCTCCGATTGTGAAAGAGGCCCCCGAAGGGGCCTCAGTGGGTTTAGTCGAGTTTGAATGAGACAACCATTGCGCCGATGAATACGGCAAGTGATAAGGCGGAGTTGACGTACTGGCCATTGGCGCCGTGTGCTACGAAGTTAAGGAAGTTGACGCCTATTACCAGATAAACCCAGATGCGGAAGAAAGTGTCGAAGCTAAACATGTCAGTTTCTCCTTTGTTGACAAGATTAATATGGCATTAGTAGTCCGGATCTGCAATGGTAATCCCAAGATAAGGAGAAGAAAACTTAGGATTACCTGATCACAATCTTGTGATGTTAGCTTACGTCGGCGATTTCGTCCATTATCTCGCACAGCATCCGCAGGGCGGCCTGTTCGTTGGGTGTTAGCGGACCGATGATGTCAATCACGGACTGATCGAATTCGGGCTTATCGACTATGGAGCGAAATGCTGCAGTGTGGCTGTTGACGATAATCTCGCTGAATGCTCTGGCCACTGCCGCTGTGTTAACATTGATCAACGGGGGCTCCGGCGGTGTAATGGCGGCGACGTCTACGATTTTCAGGATGAGCTCGCGGAAGAGGTTGAGTTCGTTGAGACTGAAGTCGTAGTTTGTGCGAATGAACGTTGCGGCCTCAGAGTCGTCACCGAAGTCGGCGAGGTTCGCTGTCGCGTTGAAAAGACTGGACTTGCTGTCGGCGATTTGGATGAAGTGATTGAGTGCGGCGGTCACTTTGGCGATGTTCATTGTCATTGAGAGCTCCAATGTTTGACAGTGGTTAGCGCATTGATACGCAAGCGAAATATAGGCTTAACTTCGGGTTTTTACAACGATCAAAAATGAGCTCCGTATATACACACACATTTTCGCTGTTTGCTCCAGTTATATAGAAATTGTTCAATTAGAACAATGCGGTAGGTAGTGTCAAAGTGGGAAAATCATATTGGGCGCATTTTGAGAAAACTGAACTATATCAATTGTCTATGATCTGCCAAATAGTTGGGTGTAAATTGTGCTCTTAGATTTGGCAGATCACAACTCATTGTAGTATCACAGTAATTTGATAGTGCGTCTTAAATGGGTAGTAGATGTTTGGCAGCGGTTACTTCATTGAAAAGATTAGATAATATTATGTTGAGATATATAATTATGATAATAGTGTGTGTATTACGCGCGAAGCATTTTTTACCGGGAATGATCGAATGAAGAAACCCCTCACATGTCGCCAGTATCGCAGTAAGTTGAATAAGGAATTCCATATGGAAGCACAGAAAGAAAAGCGTCGCGCTCGATTGGACGAGGCTGCTGCGGAAGTGAAGGCGCGATTGAAGAAGCAGTTTGGTAGGAAGCAGTTGGATGCTAAGCCGTACGAGCCGCTGCAGCCTCGTGTACGCCGGAAGCGAGGAATGGCGGTATCCCCGCACATCTGGGGCAAACGTGTCACAGGCGCCGGTGTGGTGTTCTGTCAGCTGATGTTGAATGAGCATGATGTCTTCATCCATCGCATTACGCGTGGAGGATTTCATCACTACCATTGGCTGGTATTCAAGGCGACCGCTATCAATGTCTTGCGTGGTCACTACGAGTGCCCGGCGACTTATCATGAGGCGCGTGCGTTCAATGAAAGCTTCGGAGGGGCGTTGGGAATTCTGTTTCGAGCTGCGTGAGCCCAAAGAAAAAGGCGGGAAGCATTGCTGCCTCCCGCCCGTTTCAGTTTTTAGGACAGAGCCTTGCGGATGTCCTTCTCGTTCATGTTACGCCATGCAGCGCCGAACTGTTTGCGGAGCTTGGCGCGTGCGACCTTGGGGTTGATCCCGAGATCGGCGGCGATGCGAGGCAGCAGACCGAGTTCCGCTACGGGTTGGTTTTTGATTGTCGCCTTTTCTTTCGCCTTGGCGACTTTCGTTGCAAGCTTACCTTTGAGGGCCTTGTGGCCTTTCAGGTTCTCCTCGACGTGGCGTTTCATCGCAGGAGTGGATTTGACCGCTTTCTTCTCGGCGTCGATCATATCCCTGTGGTCACGCTTTGCTTGGCTGATACGCTTCGCCAGTTCGTCGAGGGTACCGTGCCAAACCTTCACTTCCTTGCTGCCCATGATGTTGAGGTAGTAGTTGAGGCGCTCAAGCATCTTGGCAGCTTCTGCCTTGCGCGTGTCATTGCGCGTGGCGACCATCTCCTGAGCCTTGGCGATAGCAGCGTCGATTGCGATTTCATCGGACACCCAGGTCCTCAGGGCAACTTGTCCGAGTTCAGCGCGGAAGCCATTCAGCAGGGTCAGTTTGTTGGTCAGGTCGTTCATTGCAATTCTCCGTGGTTCAGTTGACAAGAATAGATATAGGGTAGAACCACGGAGACCGCAATAGGAAACTTGGGAATTTTCTATTATTTCTTTAGTGCAGTGCAGATGGCGTCGAACTCTTCTTTCGTAAATGCCCAGCCGTCAACGGGTTTGGTTCTGTTGGCTCGCAGCCAGGCGCGTACTTTGCTCGGTTCCTTCCCTGTGGATGATGCGATGTCCGCGGGACCGAATACAACGCTCGGTTGTGATTTTGATTTGGATGCAATCGGAGTCGATTTGCGGCGGAGTGCATCATCGCCGCCGATATCGCGTTTATTTGCGTCCTCGGATTGCGCAGCGCGTCGCTGAGCACGCTTGGAACGTTTCGATGAGTGATGATCCGGTTCGACCTCAGACGGTGTTTCTGGAGCGCCTGTGTGAACCGTGTCGAATGCGATTTTTCGTGCGTTGTAGCTGTATGGCATGGGTAGAAGCCAGTTGCGCTCTTCGTCTGTATACTCGTAGGTGAAGAGACGCTCCATGTATTTGGAGCTGATAGTCAAGTCGTGGCAGCGTAAGGTGTTCCTGTCTATCCAGCTGGTCTTTCTGTCGCCTACTAGGATGTCTAGGAACTTACGGCCTGCGTATACTGCTGAGAATAGGTTGAGATGGAATGCTCCATCATCGCGTTTGACTTTCAGTTCGAACTTCGCTGGATGCAGCGGAGCTGATGGAAACGGCTTGTCGAGCATCGGATACCTCCTGTTGTTAGAAAATGTCAGCCATTGGATGTGCGTGATGAGAAGCTCAGGCGTCATTATAGATCGAAAATGCGCCAGCGTCTCATTTAAATGCACAGCCTCCTGTGGGTTACGTCTGCGGCATTGCAGGTAGATCCACCATAGTGTCGGTTCATGATCCATGTTAGGTCGCTCTGTGTTGACCTAAGCGTCTTATCATTCGCGCGGATTGACTACAACAGGCAACTTCGCCATAATGTGGGCCACAGAGGAAGATAGGTGTGAGATGGCGAAGGGAGTTCCGGAAAACGAGGGCAAAAGGAAGATAGCTCCTAGAAGAAAGGTGGGTGCTAAGGAGCGAGCTACCATTCTTCGATGCCTCTCCGAGGGATGGAGCGAGGTGTATGCGAGGAAGAAAGCTCGCATCGGAAAGACCACTCTAACGAACTATAAAAAGTCCCATCCGAAATTTGCTGAGAAGATGGAAGCTGCCAAGATTGAGGGCACTACTACACTTGAAGATGCCGCATTCAAGAGGGCAGTAATAGGCGTGTCCGATCCTGTGGTATCGGGTGGGCGCATCATAACCTATCGACGGAAGTTCAGTGACGGACTATTGCAGCAGCAGTTGCAGGTAAGGAACCCCAAATATGCCGTTGCTAAACCAACGGGCAGCGACTTTACAGATTCCATGGCTGGAGCAGCTGAAAGATTACTCTATAAGCTCGATAGTATCATCGAGCAAGCGGAGGCAGCTGAGAGAGCTATTAGCGAAGGACTTGACGGATGACCAAGCCTTTCTGCTGCAGCATACATGGGAATGGTGGGCTCGCCCGGAACAGAAGATGCCGTATGCGCAATCGACGCTCGAGGGAGCGCCGTGGGCAATCTGGCTCATTATGGCGGGCAGAGGTTGGGGCAAGACAAATACCGGGGCACAATCAGTTCGGAGGCTGGTAGAGCATTATGGATATCACCGTATCGCGCTTGTGGGAGATATTGCTGCAGAGGTCCGAGACGTCATGGTCGAAGGGCCGAGCGGTCTGCTGGCTTCATCAGCCCCATGGTTTATGCCGATCTACACTCCTAGCAAGCGAAAGGTTCAGTGGCCCAACGGCGCAGTCGCTATGTGCTACTCCGCTGAGGACTACGAAAGCTTGCGTGGACCTCAGTTCGATGCGGCATGGTGTGATGAGATAGCCAAATGGCGATATGCGCAGGAAGCATTTGACCAGCTGCAGTTCGGGCTGCGTCTGGGTCGCCGTCCAATTCAGATACATACGACTACACCGCGGCCGACGCCTCTGGTGCGTCAGCTCATCAGCCTTAAGACCACATTCCTGACACGAGGGCGTACCGCTGACAACCTTATCAATCTCGCCCCGTCGTTCCGGGAGACAATCGTGGGCCGTTATGAGGGCACTCGATTGGGTAGGCAAGAACTGGATGCCGAACTCCTCGATGATAATCCGGATGCCTTATGGTCGCACCGTCTCATTGATGCCTTCCGAGTTCTCCCTGTGGCTGTACCGCCATTGGGACGGACAGTCGTCGCTGTTGATCCACCAGCAACAGAAAGCGGTACTTGTGGCATTGTGGCTGCGGGCCAAGCCCTTGACAATGACCATGCATATGTCTTGGGTGACTACTCAATCGAAGGGCGCTCGCCTGAGAACTGGGCCAAGGAAGCAATCCTGGCATACTACAAGCATGAGGCCGACGCCATAGTCGCTGAGGTAAACCAGGGCGGCGACATGGTGAAGCGGGTTATCAAATCCGTGGATGCCAGTATCCCTGTGGTCGAGGTCCGTGCCTATAAGGGCAAGTGGCTGCGCGCGGAACCCGTCAGCATGAAGTATGAGCAGGGTAAGGTTCACCACGTTGGATGCTACGCTAAGCTTGAAGACCAGATGGTGCAACTGACGCCGGAGAACATGGTCAGAGGAAAGTCGCCTGATAACCTGGACGCATTGGTATGGGCCATCACTGAGCTACTGTTGAACAAGCACAATAACCCGAGGGTAAGAAGTCTATGAACGAAGCTCCCAACCCGATTATGTTTCGTGAGGAGAAGCAGAGTGCCGTCGGATCGCTCATCTACCTGCAGTCGGTGGGGCGTCCGGTATGGTCACCGCGCGATTACGCTCAGTTCGCTCAGGAAGGCTATATCCAGAACCCCATCGTATATCGATGCATCCGGATGATTGCGGAGGCAGCATTGTCTGTGCCGCTGCTCGTCTACGATAAGCAGGAGGAGCCGGTAGACGAACATCCGTTCTACGATATGATGGAGATGCCGAACCCATTCGAGGGACAGGCGGACTTCCTCGACAGGCTTTATAGTTTCCTGTTGATCGCGGGTAACACCTACATGGAGTTCGTCACCGAGGGCAGTTTGAAGGAGCTGTATGTTCTGCGTCCGGATCGGATGAAGGTAATCCTGGGCAATAAGGGCTTCCCATCGGCGTATGAGTACAAGGTGGGACAAGATGTCCACAGGTACAATGTGCCCACAGGAAACAAGCAGCATCCAATCCTTCACATCAAGAGCTTTCACCCGACCAATGATATCTACGGACTGAGCAGCATTGAGCCGGCCGCGTTCTCCATTGACGTGCATACTGAGGCCGCGGGATACAACAAGGCGTTGCTGGCGAACCAGGCGAAGCCGAGCGGTGCCTTGGTGATGACGCGCGACAAGGAAGGCGACGCCAGTCTTACTGAGGAGCAGTTCGCCCGGCTCAAGAATGAGCTCGAGACACAGTACACGGGCACGCGCAACGCTGGTAAACCCATGCTTCTCGAAGGTGGCCTCGACTGGAAACAGATGGGTCTATCCCCGCAAGACCTAGAATTCACCAACGGCAAGAACCAGGCAGCACGAGAGATTGCGCTGTCGTTCGGTGTGCCGCCGATGCTCCTTGGCATCCCGGGTGATAACACCTATTCCAATTACAAAGAGGCCAACGTCGCGTTCTATCGGCAGACCATCCTGCCATTCGTATGCAAGATAGCGCAGTCCATGACGGTATTCTTCAAGCCGACGTTCGGGAAGGACTTCCGTCTGTGGTATGACCAGAACGAGATCGCTGGCTTGTCGCAGGAGCGTGAGGACACGTGGAAGCGCCTCAACGACTCGACCTTCCTTACCACCAACGAGAAGCGTGAAGCCGTCAGCTACGATGAAGTGGACGGTGGCGACGAAGTCCTGATCCCGAGCAGCATGGTGCCGCTGTCCATGGACCTGGCAACGGAGATGGACCCGAACGATCCTAACTATGAGCCTGATCCTAACGCGGAGCCTGTTGATGACGAAAGTGCCGGCAAGAAGAAACCCAAGCCTTCTAAGCCTGTCAAATGATAGGCAAGGCGGAGACTTCGTAATTGTCAGAGATAAGGAAGTGGACGAAAATCTGGCCATGTGGTTCTGTTGCCCTTGTGGCTGCGGTAGCATGGGCAGACTACCTCTGCGCCCTAGCAACGCTGCCCACTCATGGGAATGGAACGGCAATGAAGAACAGCCTACGCTTCATCCGTCAGTTCACCATCAGACTGGCGATGGAGCGGGCGGGCTGCAAACGCACTGGCACGGATGGCTTAAGGCCGGAGTCTGGGAAAGCTGCTAATGGCGAGACCTAAAGTTCTTGGGGTGATTAGAGCTCAGGACCAACACCCGGCTAGCATTACTGTCTGCTTCGACAAAGTTCCCACAGACGATGAGATGCGAGATTTCCATGACCACATTAGATCATGGTCTTTCCGTATACCTGAAAGCTGGACCAAAGATGAGAAAACCTCGCCGTGACATAGGTAGACGCCGCGAAGCCAACCGTATGCTCAGAACGTTTGAGCTGAGGTTCGCTCGCGCGCTCAAGAACTATCAGCGTGTCACGGCGAAGCTGTGCCGTCCGCACAAGGAGATTGCTGAGATACGCAGCATTATCCACGGGCGCGAAGAAGGCCTAGCACGTCTCATCCTCCTGTGGTTAAAGCGTATCGCGCACCACTTCGGCAGGACTACCATCCGCGGGATTGAGGCGCGTCTGCCGAAGAAGAAGGCTATGGAGATCAAGGCCACGTTCGATGTGTTCGCTGACAGGGTATTGCGAAGGTTGTCTGACGAAGCGCTCGACCTCGCTACCACTATCACCGGCGATCTCGTCGAGGAGGCGCGCGATGTCCTGCAGCAGGCATTCAACGATGGCTTAGGCGAAGAAGAGACCGCGGACCTGTTGGCCGAGGTCATTGAGATGGAGGACTGGCAACTTGAACGGATCGCGCGCACCGAAGGTCATACTGCTGCGAACATCGGAAGCCACGAGGCGGCGGAAGCTACAGGAGCAGACCTTGTCAAAGAATGGGCATCCACTGAAGACAGTCGCACAAGACCCACTCACGTCGAAGCGGACGGCCAACGGCAAGAGATGGACAATCCGTTCCTTGTTGGCGAAGCTTGGCTTGACTTTCCTGGCGATCCTGAAGGCCCTGCTGAAGAAATAATCAACTGCCGGTGTGTGGTGCTGTACCACCCGCGGGTTAACGGCGAAGTCCTGGATTGACGGACAAGCCACTGAACCATTACATTGATGCCACAACCCACAGGCGAACCCATGTCTCTGAAGCAAATCCACACTAAACTCGACCTGAAGAAGCTCACTGATGCAGGTGAGTTTGAAGGTTATGGCTCTGTCTTCCATGAAGTGGATATGGGAGGCGATAAGGTTATGCCAGGTGCGTTCGCTAACAGCTTGAGCGCAAAGCCGCCAACTGCCATCAAACTCCTGTGGCAACATGATCCAGCGCAGCCCATAGGCGTGTGGGAAGAGATGCGCGAAGATGAGCGGGGTCTCTACGTCAAAGGCAAGTTGCTGACCGCGGTGCAGAAAGGTGCTGAGGTCCTTGCGTTGATAAAGGCCAATGTGGTCGATGGCCTATCTATCGGCTTCAGAACTGTCCGCTCTATGTGGGAAGACAATAACGAGGTCCGCCAGTTGCTGGAAGTCGACCTCTGGGAAATCTCTGTGGTTACATTCCCGATGAACCTTGGCGCCAGGGTTAACGGAGTGAAATCAACCATTCGAGACTGTGAAGCTGCACTCCGGGAAGGAGGCATGCCAAGCAACTTCGCAAAGCTCGTGGCCAAATATGGCTTCGATGAGGCTGAGCGAAGGGTACAGCGGGAGCAGCGGGATGCTGAGCCGGTGGCCATTGATGCCAATACTCTCATTGGCGGTTTCAACTTCAAATAGAAAGGGACTCCCCGATGGGAGACTTTATCGGCAGCAGGGGGCAATATGTCCTGGCGCGTCCGCTCGAGCGTAAGGACGCTTCGGACGTTAAGGTCACGCCCGAGGTTAAGCAGCTCTTCGAGGATTTGCAGAAGGGCTTCAATGAGTTTCGGACCAAGAACGACGCGGCAATCGAAGAGCTCAAGAAGAAGGGCGTCACCGACGTTGTTCTGAATGAGCAGGTGGATCGCATCAATGCCAAGCTGACGGAGATGCAGTCGAAGCTCGATGCCAAGGTGATCGAAGCGAAGCGCCCCATCATCAAGGCATATGACGGCCTCGAGCGTGAGCTGACGAACGAGGAAGTCGAGCATCGGAAGATGTTCCAGGGTTACTTCCGCAAGGGCAATGATACCGGCCTGCGTGAGCTCGAAGCGAAGACCCTGTCAGTCGGCACCAACTCGGAAGGCGGCTTCCTCGTTCCGGTTCAGGTCGAGCAGAACATCACACGCATTGTGACGGACATTTCAAAGATCCGTGAACTGGCGCAAGTGATCACTATCGGCACCAACCTCTACGAGAAGCCCGTCAACCTGACCGGCACCGACAGCGGCTGGGTGGGTGAGCAGACTTCACGTCCGCAGACAGCCAACCCCGTCTTGAACCGTCTGGCATTCCCTGTGCATGAAATGTACGCGATGCCCGGCGCAACTCAGACGCTGCTGGATGACGCCTTCGTCAATATTGAGCAGTGGCTCGCAGACGAGGTCCGCATCGAGTTCGCCCGTCAGGAAGGCGCCGCATTCGTCAACGGCGACGGCATTGCCAAGCCGCGCGGATTTATGGCGCAGACGTTCGTTGCCAATGCGTCATACGCTTGGGGCACTCCGGGCTTCATCGGCACCGGCACTTCGGGCGACTTCACCGCAGGCGTCACCGGCCCTGATCCGTTGATCGATCTGATCTACGCGCTCAAGCCTGACTATCGCCAGAATGCCGCATGGATCATGGCCAAGGCGAGCATCGCCAAGGTCCGCAAGTTGAAGGATACCACAGGGCAATATATCTGGCAGGCGGGGCTCACGCTCGGTCAGCCGGCTTCGATCCTGAGCTATCCTGTCTACGAAGCGGAAGATATGCCAGCGTTCGGCGCCAACACGTTCCCCATCGCCATCGGCGACTGGCGTGCGGCGTATCTGATCGTTGACCGTATCGGCATCCGTGTTCTGCGCGATCCCTACACTGCCAAGCCCTTCGTGCTGTTCTATACCACGAAGCGTGTCGGCGGCGGCGTGCAGAATTACGAAGCCTACAAGGTCCTGAAGGCCATCTAAACCCGGTGGGGGTTTAACCGCCCCCACTTCATTCATCCCCTTAAATAAGGAACTCTTCTACCATGATGTTTGATCGCATCACCGGCATGGGGATCGATGCGGGTATTCCGCCCGTCACAATCACCAATGCTAACACCGCCTACGTCTCCAACATCCTGGACCTTCAGGACAAGCATGCTGCCGCGATGATCCTTGCCTATGGCGCCATCACCGACGCCGACGCAACCCTCACCGTGCTGCTCGAAGAGTCGAACGCGGCCAATATGTCGGGCGCCAACACTGTCGCCGCTGCGGATCAGATCTTGACCTCCGCTTCAGCGCAGGCGCTCTTCTCGGATGATAACGAGGTCCGGAAGATCGGCTACAAGGGATCGAAGCGGTATATCCGTCTGACCGTTACCCCGGCTGCCAACGATGCAGGCTCTATCTCGCTCGCCGGTGTGTGGGTCTGGCACAGCCATATTTCGCCGGTCGCCCAGCCCACATAATTTCGCTGTGGATTAGTTGACGAACGAAACAGCGAAGGCCGCACCCATAGGCTCCCACTCCCCTGTGGGTGCGGTTCCAATTACCTCGCCTTTACCCGGAGACCGGCTCAATATGTTCAACGTTCGCACCGTAGACCCAAGTATTGAGCCGGTTGACGTTACCACGCAGAAGGCGTTCATGCGTCTGACGACTTCGTCGGACGATGCGCTTATCACCACATTCATATCCGCGGCGCGCGAGTACGTCGAGCTACAGACCAAGCTAGCGATGATCACGCAGACGTGGAAGTTGACGCTTGATGAGTTTCCATCGCAAGACAGCGGAGTTTGGTGGGATGGCACACGCGACGGCGCACTCAGTTCCCTCAACACGGTGCAGGACTGGATCGAGCTTCCCACCGGCCCGCTCATCGCCGTCACAAGCTTCTCGACGTTCAACGAAGCGGACACGCCAACGCTATTTACCGGGTTTTATACTGACACCGCAAGACGGCCCGGACGCGTGGCTCTGCGTTCTGGCAGCGTGTGGCCTATCGCAACGCGTGGCGTTAACGGCATCGAGATTGTCTATACTGCGGGCTTCGGTCCTGCGGCAAACAACGTTCCTGCAGACCTGCGTATCGCCATAAGCCAGATCGCCAGCCATTGGTATGAGAACCGCGAGATTATGACCTTCGACATTGCCGCTCGCGATGTTCCACAGTCAGCTGAGCGGATCATCAAGTCAAGGAAGGTCCTCAAAGTATGAGACGCGCCATTGGACGGATGAGAGAAGAGCTTCTTCTCTACAGACCCGGGCGCGCCAGTGACGGAGCCCTCGGGTACAACAGGAATGACTCCCCTGTGGCTACCCTGTGGGCACGGGTTCAGGTAGTGAGTGGCAGTGAGATCTTCCGATACCAACACCTTGAGCAGCAGATAACTCATAAGGTTACCATCCGTTATAATGCGGAAGTCCTGCAGGGTATGTGGTTTAAGTGGG